TAGTTGTAACGTGCAAATTTTTCGTTTAATCTGCCATCTGCAACAGCTTGTTTTTCATCGTCTACTATTTCTTCATCGGTAGGTTCTCTCCAATAACTACAAACGTGACCTTCTGGTTTGTATATGTCGTAGTAAGGAGTTTTGTCAGCTTGTTCTTCAGTTATAGAAATAGCAACTAAACCTGGACAGTCATCATCATCTGAATACTGCTTTTCTTCGTACCACCAACCTGTACGTTCTACCTGTGTCGGGTAGTCATCTTCATGGTTGTCTCTACCTTTATCTATAAAAGATACTGCTTGGTCGTAAGATTCAGCTTCTACTTCAAATACTTCGCAGAAAACTGTTTGTGTTTTGAATTTGTAAAGTTTCTTTGTGGTCATGATAAATTTAAACTTCCTTAGAAGTATAGCAACAAAGTGCCACCATTATGTCATCTGTTACGAAACTTTAACTTTCGGAATTAGCCTTCCTTCCATCTATTCTTCTTTGTACTGATTCTCTCCACAATAATTCATCTTTTGCTTCCGCTATTTTGTATTCTGCACTAGAAAATTCACGTTCTAACTGGTTGTATGCAGCCTTTCTAACCCAAGCTGTACCCTTCATTCCTTTCTTTTCTGCTGCTTTTTCTATAAGCTTTGATCTATGTGGATCTATCAAAACCTGGTAATAATTTTTGTTGCCGTGTTTCAGTGCCATTAAATAAGTCTCTCTTGTACTACTTTACCACCAAAAAGGCAAATCGGCTTTTTCTACAAACTTTTTATATAAAGAATCTTTCCTATTTTCATAGGTTTTTCTAGCTTGTTTCCTTTGGCTCGATTTACCCTGATGTACTTCTCTAGCTTTTTTTAGAAAGTCTACAGCCCTGGATAAGTCTCCTGTTCTGGACTTTCTAACTTCAGCGTATAGGTCTTGAATTACCTGGACTCTTAAATTCTTTTGCATAGGCAACAGCCATCACTTCATGGAGTGTCTTATAGTATGCTACCTCAGTA